CCGCCTCTGATGCGCTCTGTGCCGTCACGCTTGCGCTCGTTGCGGTCTGTGCTGATGTCTGTGCTGTGCTTGCTGATGCGCTTGCAGAATTTGCCGCTGTGGTTGCGGTTTCTGCGGATGTGCTTGCTGTATTTGCTGATGTTTCTGCACTAGCCGCCGCATTTACTGCCGTCACGCTTGCGTTTGTTGCTGTCGCCTCTGATGCACTAGCCACCTCTGCTGATGCACTTGCGCTCTGCTCGTAAGCCTCCGCATTGACTGCCGCTGTTTCCGCGCGTATTGCATAGCTTTCAGCGCCCTCGATGATGTCACGGCAATCCTGTACAAGCTGGTCAAAGATTGTGACCGCATATTCCTCGTAGTAGTCTGTTGCGCTTATGCTCTTAGCAATTTTCATTGCAAAACGGTTTGATTTCTTGATGCTGTTGTCTGCATAAGTCACCCTTAACTGCATCATAATCAAGTCGTTAACGGTCAGCATATTTGCGGTAAAGTCTAAATATAAAGTGTTGTTTTCCACGTCTGTTGAAAGTAAAGCTACATTCTTTTCTCCGGTGCTGTTTTCGGTTTCAAGCTCATACGTTGCGCCGTCTGTGATTTCTGGAACTTCAATATTTAATCTTGTGACCGTATTTTCGCCCACATAGCCTATTGAATTAATCTTTTGTGTAATGAAAAAATTGCTATCTGCTGTTAGATTTAAATTTGTAAAGATGTTTGCCATTTTCTGCTACTCTCCTTATTTTTTTAAGATAAAACACCAAGTGTTACGCTTGTCGTGACTGCACTTCCTTCAAATGCCTGACCTCTTATGCTGATACGCACGACAGGAATGTCTTTATCATCATAATTTCCATAATGGCAGAATAAAAGCGCATAAGAGATGTAAAAATTCTCTGTCGGTACAATTTCGTCTACGAGCCATAACCCCATATTATTACAAACAGGACTATTTGCAAGACCTCCGCTTGTAACGTATGTTTTTGTGCTTGTGTAGGCTGTTATTTCCTCGCCTGAGGTATAATAATATTTCAAATACCAATTGTTAGAATGTGCTGGACGCGGATAAGCAGCATCAAAGCCGCTGTTGTCACGGACTAAATTCTCATTGATATCGTAATACCACGCATCTCTTAAGCTTTTTCCACCACTTCCGTCGCATAAAAATCTTGTTAAGTTATCCTTAAACTGTGTTATTGCTGCCATTTTACACCTCAATTCCCGCCACGAAAGACGTTGTAAGCGTTTGACCGTTTGTTATAGTTGCATCTATGTTAATTCTTGCGAGGGGCATTGGTGATGTAAACTCACTTCTATTCATACAGACAAAAGCGTGAGAAACAGTCAAGGATGCACCAGTCGGAGTGATGCTGCTACTTCCGGTTATTGCAACCGTGTTTGAGGTTTCTGTCGCATTATTACCTGCTGCCCACGTGTAGTTCTTCAGCTCTTGATAGTCACTTAGCTGATTGCCATTGCCATCAAAGTAAATAAAAACCACATAATTAGCATTTTCTTGAAAACGACCACTGTTACTACTATTTACTGGCACTAAATTACCCTGTAAATTATAGATATAAGCATTTTGTAATGTTATAATACCAAATGCCCCACAAAACCACCTATGCAGATTATCGTGCCATTCTGTTACTGTTGCCATTTATACCTCCTTATGTGTTTTCTTCAATCGTACAAGTCGCCGTCATATAAACGCCAACTTTAAGGCTCTGTGTTTCCTGGTCACCGTTTACACTGCAACTTGCTTTTATTCCTAGCTTTAAGCCATCATTGATTACTGTAGGTTTATTAACATTAGTACCACCTTTTCCGATTACTAAAGGCTTCTGCAAAACTAAGCCGTTAATTAAACCCTTGTTAAAATCGTTCATATTGCCCCCTTTTTTAAGTCCAGGTGACTGGAATGTCAATATTTAAGTTTTCGTTGTGAATGTTAGTAATATTACCACTTGTGTCTTCGGTAAATGTAAAAGTGTTTGAGACTTCGGTGCTCCCATATTTGTAAGTCGGTATTATTTCGCGGTTTGTTTCGTTGATTTCAAGTGCTATCAAATGATAGTTACTGTTTTCCTCTACTTTCTGCATCTTGCTTTCAATGTTTCTTATGCTTGCAGACGCCGCGCTTTCATCTGAGCCAGCCGCGCCTATTTTTTTAGTTGTCGCTAAGCTGCTGCCGGTTGCCTCTAGTAAATGTTCACCACCGAACTTCCAGAGCGTATGTGTTATTATAGTTCTATACGTATAAACATCTTCGGAGGCTTCGCCTTCATCATCAATTAGCCTATAATTAACCCCTATCCAGTCACCTGCTTCAAGTGCCGGATTACCTAAAAATAAAATTCTCGCCGGTCTATATGTGTACTCTGACATTTCATCATATAAACCGCTTACGATCGTTTCCGTTTGGGCAGCGTCATTTGTTAGCTGCGTTTTTTTCATGCAAAGAATTAAGCCATTTACTTCGTCATCTTCAGTTGCTGGGTAGAAATAATTTTCACCCAGGTAGACCTTTCCGGTTTTGCAGACGTAGCTGCTCTTTGTATTTTCAAATTGTAAATCGTCTGGAACCGTATAAACATTGTTGTTCGTGTGTGGGTTTAATCTTTTTAAAATTAAGCCGTTTGTAACCTTATCAACCGTCGCAAAGCATCCTAAAATCGCGGCGGTTTCTGCGACCAGGTCTCTGTATGTTGTTATGTCTGCCGTTTCCGGTAACATGAAGACCTCCGCGCTGTTTGTCCAGGTGTCAAATTCTGCTTCATCATTTGCTATGCTAATAGGACGGTGCGCCGTGCTGCAGGCCTCTGCTGCCATTAGCAGTAATTCATACGGAGTAAAGCCGTTTGCCTCTAATGTCTCGCGGTCTTCATCCGTAATATTGCGGCTCATTCTGCTTAGCAGGTCTTCTGCGGTTATTACTGTTTCGTCGTCGATTAGTTCAACGGCTGTAATATAATAAATTCCTAAGGAACAGGACGCGCTTGTTTCTCCCGTCTCAAAATCTTTGACCGTATAGGTTAGATTTAAGGACCCGTTTTGCAGAGCACTTTTTTGCGCGTTTGTTAGCCCTGCTTCGGCTGTTATCGTGATTTTAAGCTCTGCGGAATATACGGCGCCCGGCTCTAAATCTTTGTTGTTAATGCATTTATTATCAATCGTCATTGATCCGATTTTGATAAAATCATTTTCAAGGTTTAACACCGTCGCTCCGGATCCGTTCTTCAAAGTGCCGCTTATTTCTTCGGTATAATTTCCGCTATTAATCAAGTTAACAAATGTTTGATTAACGTTAACCATTTCATTAACCTTTCTAAAATAGCCCCTTAAAAAAGAGGCTATTTATTTTTAATACTGTACTAAATCAAAGGATAGATCCCAGCGCGTGTTTCCGTCTCCGTCTGTACGTTTAAGGCTTGATTTAATATCTGTATGATACATATTACAAGATATATTACTTTCAAGTCCAAAGTAGAAACTTACCGCCAGGGTCTTTTTGTCAATCGCTTGCATTATAGTTTCAAAGTCTGCCGCCGGTATATCTTCCCACTTTAAGGCTATGTGGTAGACTTTTTTTCTTACTACTTTTCTTACCATTTTGCCGGTTGTTGTGCGTCCTGATGTGTCCGCATCTATCGCGCTGCACTCCGGGTCAAAAGTCACTAAGCCTGCGACCGGGAGCTGTACGTTTTCAACTGTTAATAAATTTACGCTCATACCCTGCCCCCTGTTCTTCTATTTAATCTATTCTGCGCTGATAATAATAAGCTGTCAATCTTTTCATTGCCTAAATAAACATTTATAACACCGTCACTTGTGCTGACTCCTGCGCGCTCTGAAATGAGATTATAGATCATAGTTAAAAGCTTGTTACTTTCTTCCATGTCCACGCCTGGGCTCTCGGATCCTATTTTAGTCTTATAAGGTGCGACCGTTCCCATTGCTATGGCTGGCACCTGTAAGCCGCCGTTTTCCTTGATGATAGAGCTAAACGCTGCGAACTTTTCAGCAACTCCTTCAAAGCCTTTCAGGGCTGTCTCTAGTCCGGTTGTTAAAATGTCGGTTTTTGCGGTCACGTCAACCTCTGGACTTAGCTTTGTTTCATCCGTTACTGTTTCCGCTAAGTTCTTAACGGTCTTTATTACATCCTTTTCACCGCCTTCTATTCCCTGCTGCAGTCCTGCGTCAAGATAACCGCCTATTTTCGCCATTACTTTTGACGGACTATTAATGCCCCAGGCAACCTTAAAATCATCTACCAGGCTGTCTGTTTGTTTCTTGACCCATCCGGTTATTCCGTCCCAGCCGCTTTTTAAGCCGTTCAAAAGTCCGTTGATTAAATCTTCGCCGGCTTGCTTCAATGCATCTTTATTCTCATTAAACCATTCAACAACCGGCGCTATGATGTTATCTGCAAGCCAGGTAGAAATGTCGTCAAGTGCCTGTAAAACACCGTCTTTTAGTCCTTTTATAATATCTATGCCAATTTTTAAAAGCGTCGGTAATAGTCTTATAACGATTGTTGCAAGTCCTAAAAATGCCTTTACAATAACGTTAACTAATTCCCTGCAGACCTTCTCCCAGTCAAGCTGTGTTAAAAAGTCTTTTATATTCGTTGCTAGGGCTTCCCAGTCAAATTCTTCAATCGTTGTTCTAAGGAATGTCAAAACCCCTAGCGCGCTTTCGTTTACTAATTTCCCTAGCTCCTGCCAGTCAATCGTAGAAAATAAATTGTTGACGCTTGTTGCTAAAGCTTTGCCCGCTTCCTTAAAGTCAAAATTATGAACCGCCGTATAACAAAAATCTAGAACTTTGTTGATGCCTTCGCCTAAAAACTGTCCAAATGATGCCCAGTCGGTATTCTTAATAAAACCGTTTAAGCCGTTAACAATATTTAAAGCCCAGGTTTTCGTGTCTATTGTCTGCATCCTTGCGCGTGCTAAAGCTATCGCACTGTTAAAACCATTTGCAAGGGTAGCGCCAACGCCTGCCCAGTCACCCTGCTGGATGTTGCTCTTTAAGGTCTCAAAGTATTTCTTGAGATTATTTGGCAGGATGTTTGAAATATCAACTTTTTTGAACTGCGCCGGATCTATGTCTTCATTCGTAGCGCCTGAACCTGACTTGCTGTTTTCCGCGCTTAATTTATTAAGCTTGTCAAAACCCATAACCGAACGATTGAGCTTTTCCTGTGCGTCTGCTGCCTTTTCAATGCTTGAACTGTATTTTTTAGTGCTCTTTGTTGCTGTGGTTACTGTCGTTTCACCCTTAAGCATTGCAAAAAAGCTATTAAGGTAAACAACCGCCTTATTTAACAAGCTGACTAATTCTGTTATAATCGGCTCCATGGCTATTATTAAGTTACTAAGGGTAACAGATAAATTACCGCCTAGCTGCTTGATAGAATTTTTGATGTTTGAGATTGACGCGTCAAAAGCTGCATCAAAAAGAACTAAGCTTTTAATAGCGTTTGTAACATCTGTAAAAAGCATAGAAATAAAGGTGCGCTTTATTCTGCTTACAAACATTCGTTTAAGGCTTCCTAACTGTCTAACTAGGCTATTCGTAGAAATGGCAGACTTTTTAGCTGTACTATTAAAACGTCCTAAATCTTTAACCATTTTAACAATGCCGGAGCCTATCGCCTTAACGCCCTTCACTGCAAAGTCTTTTAAACTGTTAAAAGCCTTCTTGATGCCGCCGCCTAATAAGTCAAAGGCTGTTTTTAATTTGCTGCTGTTATAAGCCAGGTTCCCTATGTTCTTGGCGGTTTCGGTGCTCATTAGATCAATTTCGCCCAAAACAACTAGATTTTCTTTTTCACTTTCAGTTGCTTCGCGCTGCGCTGCTGCATTTTGCTGCGCTGCTTGTGTTTGGGTTGTCTGCGCCTGTGCTGTCTGATTTGCCGCGTTTGCCTGCTCCTGCGCCGCCTGGGTCTGTTTTCTTGTTTCCGTCTGCGCTCTTGCCTGGGCTTCCGCCGTCTGGTTTGTTGCATTTGTTAATGCCTGCTGCGCTGTTGTTGCTTCCTGCGCCGTCGTCGTCATTTTACTAACAATAACAGTGCTATTTTCCGCTATCTGCTTTAAATAATTATTTGCTAAATTAAGGGACTGGCCCATTGAAAGACCGATTGCCTGCATTGCTTTTTCGAGGTTTTCGATAGCATTTATTAAGCTAGCAGAGCCCTTTTCAAAGCCTTTATTATCCAGGCTGGTGTCAATTATGATCTTTCCGTCTGACATTAATTGCCCCCTTTCTTTTCTTTTTCTTTCTGTTCTTTCAATATGTCGTTAAAAATTGCGACGAGCTGCTCTTCGGGGCTTTTATTATTTTTGAAGTCAAGCATACAAATTTCTTTATTAGCGTTCCAAAACTCTTTTTCATAACTTTCTAGCGTTTTACCTCTTGCCCTTTTCTGTCTTAGCGTTAAAATATAACCCCAAGTGTCCTCTTTCTCTATATTCTGAAAATATCCGACGAAAGTCCACCAGTGCATATACTGCGCGCTTCTCACTTCAAAGCCTGCGACCTTATTTACTGCAGCAAAGATTAGTTGTTCGTCTTTCTCCCAGTTAACAACCCTAGGAGACGGACGATCTGAACCCGCACCGCACTCAATAAATTCAATAGCTTTTTTATAAGCTTCTTCTATGTCCTTTATGTCTATCTTTTCAAAGCCTTCATAAAGGTTGTAAAGGCAAACAAACATTTTTTCTTTTTCCTTCAGATCCGGATCATTAAAGGCTTGAATTATTGTTAAAATGTTTCTATAATCTGTTATGATTTTAAAGTCTTTCCCGCTTATGTTAATGCTTTCCGGTAAATTGCCCAGCATCTTCTTAGTTCCTTAAATATTTCTTCATGCGTTCATTTGATGCTTCAACTTCTTCAGCTACTGCTTCGTTTATTATATCCCCTATCGCCTGCATTACGTTTTCACAGAAAAAGTGCCCTTTTACGCTCGAAAAAGGCGCCCTAGTTTTAAAGATGTTCTTAAGATCCTTGCTGTCTGTTACTTTTTCAAGTCCTTCAATTAGTCTTTTTTCTGCTTCTCTAAGCTTTTCTAGTCCTTCATCCTCTGCGGCTTCTCCTGCGGCTGTTATTTCAATTTCTTTAAGTGGTGCTACTATTTCATCAAAGCCGTTTTTAAAATCGTCGTAACGGTCAAGCAGGCTTGTGTCTGCAGGTCTTAAATGTATAACCGCGATTGTTTCACCGTAGTTATTTTCTATTGTATATTCTCTTGTTCCGTCGTCAATTCTTATATTAGTCATATCTTTTTTACCTCTCCGCGCATTATAAAAAAATAGCGGTCAACCTCATTAAAAAATAAAGTTGACCGCGCCCTTTTGTTCCCCTAAAGAGTGTTAATTATTTTGTTTAAACTGCTGTTAATACTGCAGTTCTTGTTGAAATTGTGTAAACGATCGTGTATTCTGTGATAGCTCCAACCGGATTTACGTTAATAGGAATGTTGTAACCTGATGTGTCACCGCCGATACTCTGCGGAATAATATAGCAGTCTCTTACGTAAGCGGAGCCGCTCATTGTTCCATCCTGCTCGTTTACTGCACTAAAATGTGCCTCGCAAAGCTTGCCTTTTAAGTCTGTATCTCCGTACTTTTCAAGGATTGCATTTTCTCTGACCTTTGCACCTACTGCGCTTTCTTCCGTTAGATAATAGGTATCAACCGCGATTTCTGGCTCGTAGCCCTTAATCTTAAACGTTGCCTCACCTAAAACGTTCTTGTTGTTCTCGGTGTCTGGGTTAAGCTCTTTTGACAGGTCGTCTGTGTCTTTTCCTAATGGTTCCCAGCTGCCTGCTTCGCCTGTAAGACTAAGAAACTGCATAAATCTTTTTCTTTCCAGTCTTGTATCTGCCATTTTTAAACCCTCCTGTATGTTATTTGAAGTTGTATTTGGTATTTTGCCGCATCTGCGCCGACAACTGCCACGAACGGTGTTAAAGTCGGCACAACGGCTGTTATTTTGCCGTCTATCATTTCCGGCAGGTTTCTGTTGTTGTTTTGCTCTATAATCCAGTTTATTATGTTTTTAAATAAGTCTAGATTAGCTGCATTTGTTTCTGTGTCCTGGCCATAAGGGAGGCGCGCCGCGAAGATATAATTGACTTGCTGACGGAGCTGTGGCACCATTTCGCCTAGAACGTTTTCTTTGTATGCAATACTTGAGGGACTGCTTATCAAGCTATATTCTACCGCGTTTTCGCCTAAATAATCAACTCTTAATCTGTTGTTTGCATCTATTGCGCTGCAACCTCTTAACCAGGTTTTAATGTAGTTTTCATTAGTGTTTGACATGCGCTTTAGCCTCTTTTATTATATCTTTTTCGTGGTCTGCCCACATACGCTGCGCCCAAAACGGACCCGCTAAGGTGTGCACTTCCTGATTGTAACTAAGCTGTTTTCCGGTCGGATGCTTGGGCTTTCCCTTAGGGCTAAAATACCTCGTTGGGATGCCGTTATTTCTTTCAAACACCGGGATATTTGGACCGTAAACTTCGCCGTAATACAGATAATGTGCATAAGGTGTATTATAAATCACTTCGCCGGATCCGTAAACCGTGCTTATTTTTGCGCTGCTAGTTAACAAACCTTCATCAAACGGCACATATTCTTCGCAAAAATTAACGACCGCGTGGTCTATTGCTGTTTGAACGGTGCCGCCTTTTTCAAGTCCGAACCTCTTTAAAAGGTCGAACGTGTCTTTTGAAAATTCGACCCTTACTCTCATTGGTTTATTCATGCGCCCACCACCTTTATGTGCTTTCCCTTGCTTCCGCCTCGGTTATCTATTACAGAGGAAATTGTTACTTTTTCCGTGACTTCTGCTGGGGTTTGTGCTGTCGTCTCACCTTTTACTATTATGTCGCCAGGTTTTAATGTGTACTGCGTCGCCGGATCTGTAAAATATTCCGGCTTAACAAAATCTTTTTCACAAACGGCCGTCTCTGGTATTCTGATTATATAAACATTTGCCGCCTTAATTCCTGGGCTGTCAAAGTTTATTTTTACTTCTTTACGCCAGGAAACTCCTTTTATAACCGTTTTTGTGTATGTGTCTTGGTCTGTATCTGCGTCAAATGTGGAATTAAAAACAGTGATCTCTTTATCTGCTAAAAACATTTATATGTCACCTCGCTTCCGCGATATAACAAAGGGATGTCGTTATCATCCTTAACCGTTCCTAAAAAATCAAAAATGATGCGGTCTTGTTCTTGTTTCGTCTTTTCTACGCTGTACACGTTTCCGTAATGTTCCGTGTAGCCGTCATTACTAAAAGAAGTTACAACAGGGTTTTCCACCTGGGCGGTTGACCCTGCTGCAGCTTCTAAATTTATGATTTCTACGATTGCATATTTAACAGGGTCAGGAACTGTCGCCATAGCTTTAATACGATTATTCGTAAAAAAGTCAATGCGGCTTTCTGCCTTAGCTTCTAAAAGCGTAAACTTTCCCGCGTTTACTGCGTTAATGTTTCCACCTAGCATTTCAAATTCTTCAAAGTTTAAATACATCTTTTAGACCCTGCCTTTCTGAAAAATTAACCTTCCGTTGTGTCGCCTTCGGTGTCGCTCTCAGTGTCATCTTCTGTGCTATTTGATGCATTTGATGCAGCAGTGATATTGAATGCTACGCCGTCGAGCTTGTGATCAAGTAAGAATACATCCTCATAGTCTTCTTCGAAATATACCCACTTACCCTGTGTCATTGCTGCTGGTGGGTCAAGTGTAACCATACTGTACTTAACAGGCGTAATGATTGCAGCCGGGTGGATTAAGAACATGTTAACCTGTCCGGCTCCTGTTGCTGGTGCATAGCCTGTTGTAAATGTATAAGCTGTCTTCATAAGGCTTGAAGGAACTTTTACGAGCTGCACTTCATCAATGCTTCTAATACCTCTTGTGAGATCTCTCTTGCTGTTCTTAACATCTAAAGTGCGCTGTATTGCTGACGCGGTCTTTAGAAGCTTATTTGTTGCCGGTGTAACGTAAAGAATACGACCGACCTCAGGCACCTTCGCGTCGTCCATTGCCTGCATTAAATTGTCAAAAACATCTAAAACATTGTTAACTGTGAGCGCTGTTGTGTCGGCTGTCTTTCCACCTGTTGTCCAGTCAGAATAAGCCTTAGAAATAAGACGTGCATCCATTTCAGGGAGCTTCTGCTCTGTATTAAAAACGCTTGTAATGTTTGAAATGGTTGCAGACATTGCTGTTTCGTCGATATCCATTGGATGAACTAATGTTGACCAGGTTCTATGGAATGAAAGTGTCTTGTTTTCCCAAGAGTTATCAAAATTTCTTCTTGCGAGTGTGATCTGGTCGCGGTCTGCATTGACACGTCCTGTTGTTGTAAGATGTGGGATTGCGATTGTCTTAGCATCTACCCACTTGTATGTCTTGTTGTTCTCTGCTGCTCTAAGTGCACCGAAATAAGTACCGCTTGTAAAAGCCTGGTCGAGTGCTGCCTGATAGCTTGTTGCATAATTTAAAGATGCCATTTTTTTAATCTCCTTTTCTTTATTTTTTGTAAAGCGGATTTAATACTGGTACGTTAAAATTAAATCCGTTAACATCTGCAGGAGGCTGTTGTGTGCCGCCTGGCTGTGAAAATTTCGGCTTGCTCTGTTCTTCCACAAATGCCGCAGGGTCTCCTGCTTTGTACTCCTTTAAGAAGTCATCAAAACCCTTTAGATCGTCGTCCTTAAAGTCCTTCGTTAAAGCCTCATTAATAAAAGCTTTCTTTGCTGAATTACTAGAAAATTTTAAGCCGTTGACCCTCTCTTTGACTTTAAACTCGTAGCTCTGGCGAGCTATCTTTTCCGTTAATGCCTGGGTGTCTGTCGTATATTTTGCTTTTAAATCTTCTAAATTCTTACTGACTTCAAGGAGCTTTCCTTCATCCGTCTTAGCATTTGTTAATTGATCCTGAACAGCTTTTATATCTGTGTCGCGCTGTTTGATTTGCTTTGTTAATTCTTCCACCTGCGCTGTCTGTGCGTCAAATTTTGCCTTGCTGACATATTCTCCGCCGCTTAGGTCTGCAAGCTTCATTTTTTTCTCGTTTACTGCCTTTTCAAAGTCTTCAAAGCTTAAGGCTTTGCCATTAAAAATTTCTTTTAAATCTATCATGTTTAATCCTTTCCACTGCTGTTTAGTTTATATTTCCGCATCTGCCTACGGTCTGCAGGTATGGGTTTTATATCTTGCCCATAACAAGAAATTTTATATATAAACGCCTATCGCGTTTAAAATCTTACAGGGTTATATCCTGGGACTGTTGTCCTGTCAAGCTTCGGTTTAAGGTTTGCCGTTCGTGCGATTGCTAAGTAGCTTTTTTCTAAGTCGTCAAGCTTTCTTTGCACTCTCTTTCTTCCTTCAAGGTCTCCGGCTTTTTCAAAGGCTATCCCTTTTTCTTCAAGCCTTCGCATTTCTGTTTCATATTGGCGCATTAGCTGGGTAACTTCGTAAATGGTGTAATGTTTTCCGTTAATCTCTACACCTTCATGGTTTTTCTTTTTCCATTGCTGCAGCTTTTCGTCTGGGTATCTTCTAACACTCACCCCTGGTTCAAATGCTCTAACGGTGTGCCTGCAATTCCATTGACCTATCGGTCTTTTAATTGCTGCATAGCTTTTATTATTGTAATTTTTAAACGGTTCCCCGTCCTGCATCTTCTTAAATTCTTCAATGCTAAAAACGCGCCCTTGTATTTCTTCATGATCTAGTGCGCAGTATGGATGCGCTGACAGCTCAATGTATTTATATCCTAAGTCTTCGGCGGCTTCAAGCTCTGCAAGAATTGACATTTGATTAATAGTGTCTGATAAATTCATTCTCACCGCACTGTCAAGTCTTCTTGTGTGACCGCTTTCATAAGTTACCCTTAGACCGTTCTTTCCGGCGGTTTCTATTATCTTTTCTATTTCCTTGTTTATGTCTGTAAGTCCTGAACTTAATGCAATAATAGCCATGTCTATATATCTTCTATAATCCGCATTTACTGCGGTTGTATTAGAAAAATTAAACATGCGCTCGTTGCTTTGTTTTGCAAGAAGTCTTGCAAGCTTATTAAGTTTTTTTAGAGTTGTGCTTGGGTAAATGCCGTCTATCTCTTTACCGTCTCCGCTTCCTTCTACGCGTTTAAAGTGATCGCGTGGGGGCGGTCTCATTTCTTCCAGGGTGTCTTCCGCGACCGCCTCTAAAATTCGCTCTAGCTGCTTATTAGTTAAATTTAAAGCGCTTTTAATGCGGCGCTTTATATAATTAATGTTAGCGCCCATTTTAACTAGAATTTCAATGCGCCTTTTTGTTGTCGGAATAACTCCGGCAAACTCTTTTAACTGCTCAATGATTAGACTTATATATTCTTCCTCAATTACCGCAAAATATTTGAGCAATATATCGAGGAGCTCGTCCTCCATTTCAACAACTGTGGGGCGGTTCTCTCGGTTTAAAATATTAAGCTCGTCTTTCATTTATTAATCCTTCTTAGTCGCCTTTTCATCCTGTGGCACTTCTGGTTCTAAATCCTGCGGGTCCTTTCCTCTTTCAAGTCCTGGGAATGTAACGGCGCTTTCACTTTCTATCTGCAGCAGCGCGTTTTCTGCTTGCTTTGCTGTCTCTCCAAAGTACCACATACGGAACTCTTTTTTGCTCATAAGCCCATTTGAAACAAGCAGGAGTTTTTCGTTCATTTCCTGCGCGCTGTCTGTCTGTACGTTGTCGCCCCAGTCAAAAGATATTTCTACTTCTTCAGATTTACATAAACCGTACAGGTCACAAAGTGCAATGCAAGCCCTAAATACTTCTTTTAAGCCTTTTTCAAGTGCTGTTTGATTATCAGATATTAAAGCATAGTATCTCTGCTTCCTGATTTTTATTTCTGTTGCTGTCTTGGCTTCTTCGCTGACCTTGCTTAACATTCCATGATCTAAACTGCAGGCGTCTTCTATTTTCTCTAGGATTGTATTTAGACCCTGCGTGTAAGACTCATCTCTTAGTGCCGGGCTGAATACATTATAATTGCTGTCCACGCCCAGGTCTAACTTTCTGAAAAGTCTTTGTTCGTGTGCGCTCATTGTGTAGCCTGTGTTTTCATTTTCCTTTAGGGCTAACGGGTCAACGTCTACAGCTAACTCGCCGCCTTTGTATTCCCAGAGGAGACTACTGAACTGTTCATCCGCTTCTTTTATTAACTCGCTTCCCTTACTGAAAACGCTAACACCCATTTTGCTTGTTGTGTCAACGTTATTCGCTGCTGCAACCTTAAACCATCCATAAAGATTAAAGTTTATTCCTGTTACTACCGTTTCAGGCTCAAGCTCTGCCCAGCGTGGCACGCTCGTTAGCGGTATTTTCTGCCCTAGCGTCTGAGGATTTGAACTCTTGTAAGCCTCATTTGTAATAGTGACCGTTCCACCGTCTGACCTTTGGTGTCTTTCTAACCTTGTGTAATAGGTCTTGTTTTCTTCAAAGTTTTCTTTGAAAATAACATCCTTTAGATTTCCGTCGCTGTCAAAGGAAACAGGAAAAATAGACCAGTCTGCTGCAAAGTCAAAAGATATTTCGCCGTCTTTTTCATAAGGTCTTATAACCAGGCCGCCTGCTGCAAGCCCTTTTTCGACTTCTTCCCTAAGTGTTCCAAAAAGCTTTTTAAACTGCTTAGTCAAAAATTTAGATCTTTCATTTTCTAAATATTCGCCGTCACCGTCTGTTTCTGTGCTTGTTATTTTCCACTTGCCCTCTAAAAGCATCTGCATTGCTACGGTGCTTGAAATGGTCGCGGCTATGTTCAGGCTTTTCGTGTTGACGCTTTTCCAGTAGGGCTGGTTAATATACATCAAGTACCATAATTCTAGCGCCTGCGTCATTTCCTGGGAGAGCGGACTTTTTACCTGCTCGGTCTGTTCAATGTTTTTAAAAGGTATCATTTTCCTAAAAACTCCTTTAATCCAATTAAAAAAATTCATGTTCTATCGTCCTTTACGTTTCCAAACGCGTTCTAGTGCATACCTAACAGCATCTATACAATGGTTGTTAATGTCCGGATATTGACTTATAACTTCGCCGCTTGCTGTTCTTTCATACTCATATTCTGAAAACTCGGTAGCAGCGTTTGGGCATCTTACCGGATCTATTACAATTTCTTTCAAGCTCTGGAGCCATTTTATACCCTCTTTGACGCTGTTCGGTCCTTTTTCTGCACCTCTGGTTAAACTGCCATAACTTTGAAAGTCGCCAATTGACTTATTCTCTGCGCTGTCTGCTGTGATTAAGTCCTCGTTTTTAACGCCGTTGTATTTCTTTAGATGTTCCCAGGCGTCCTTGTTGCTGGTCTTGTTTGTACGGTATTCATCGAAGATATATAATTTTCTTCGTGCTATGTCAAAGTGTACTTTTACATACTGGAACGGATCCGGATACCAGCCCCAGTCAATGCCTCGGTATATTCTATCAAACTTCTTAGCTTCTTCATCTGTTATCTCTCTTAGAGTTACATTTTCAAAAACTTCGCCGCCGGTTCCGGTCGCCTCTCCTAGATACTCGTTATTATAAGCAAGCAAATTTGTTTCTTTTAGGTCTTCGGCATCATTTATAAATTGTTCCCCCAGCCATTCCTGCGGAACCTCTAAATAAGTGCTTTTCATTCTTAGGGCTCTTTTATTTGACTTTCTAACAAAACGATTAGCCCAGTTTAATCTGCTGCGCGGCGGGTTGAAAGTTCTAAATACTTTGTAATCCCTTCCGCCTCTTAGGACTGACTGTTGTACACTTCTTATTTCTTCTTCGCCTGAAAACTCATCAAGTTCTTCAAACCACAAGAATTTAAAAAAGCCTTTTTTGACCTTTATGGACTTAATCTTTTTCGCTTTGTCTAGACCCTTAAAAAGAATAACTTGCCCTGTTGGGATGAAAGTGATTTTATAAGGGCTTTTAGTTGGCTTAAACTTATCTGTAAGCCCTAGCGCGTCAATAGCCCAGAGTATCTGCTCAAATACGCTTGTTTCTATCGTGTTGCTGACTTTTCTAAAAACGATCGCGTTCGCCTCTGCATCCTCCACCATACCCTTAATAATTTCAAGGCTTACGAAAGTGGACTTTGTTGAGCCTCTGCCGCCGCTTAAATCGTAAAAAGTGTGCTTATTCAGCTTTATATCCCAGTGTACGCTGTAAAATGGTTTCGCTATTAGTTCGCTAAGTCTGACCATTTTCGCCGCCTTCCTGCGGTATGTCGTCAATAATAACAACGCCGCTTTCGGTCGTTCTAGCGTTTAGGGCTTCAGCTTTTGCGTCCTGTTCCTTTTGATACTCGAACATTTCGCGCCGGAGCATGTCAGTTGGGTTTAGACCCATTGTGTCGCGGATAAACTGTGCGCTCTTTGCATCTCCTGCAAGCGCGTTTTGTACCTGCGCGATCATAATCGCTTGACCTACTGTTATATTCTTCCCCTTAACGTTTGCCAGGCTTCCGGTCTGCTTCAAGCTGTGCTTTTCTCCAGGGTAAAGTGGCATAGCTAGAATTGTTTCAAGCGTTTCTTTCATTGCTTTTCTGGCTTTCATCTTCTTCTGACTTGCTCTGCCACCTTGCCTTGCAAACTCTATTCGTTCTTCGGGGGTCTTGTTGTTGAGCCTGGTTTCAATGCCGTTAGTTGTACAATATGCCATGTTTTCGTAACTCTACCCCCTTTCTTTTAAAAACTACCTGTCGTTTTCCTCTTTTTGTAAGCTAAAAATGCGCAAATTAAAAAGGCGGCTTAGATGCTTAAAAAGTGTTTTAAAAAAACGCATCCAAATCGCCTTTTATAATGCCGCGTGTGAATTAACATTAATCCACAATGCTATTCTATCACATTTTCACCGAACAAAACACACAACTTATTTATATTTTTTTAAAAATCTCACACAGGCCATTCTGCAGCTGTTCGCGGTATTGCCTCCACCTAACTCTTTAGCTACATTTTCCCAGTGCTTGCAGTCAATAAAGCGGAGCTTAAACATTAACCTTGTTTGTGCGTCGTCTATGGCTTCTATGTATCTTTCGATTTTACGCTCTAATAAAATAAGCTGGATGTTTTGCGCGTTCAGCATCTCCTGCAGCTCAATTATTTCAAGTATTATTCTTTCGACGCTGCTTTCGTTCCCTGCACTGGTCTGCACTCTTTCTCTTGAATAGTCTGTGACGCTTTTAACTGTCTTCATTAACTCGCGCATTTCTGAAAGTCTACGTTTATTTCTTTCAATCTCTTTTTTTAAAAAATAAAGCTGCTTAAGTTCGTTTATTTCCATTTCTTACTCCTCTATTAGTTCAGCCTTGTCTCCGGTCAGCCTTTCGTAGCGGTCTATGATTACATCTAAATACTTTGGCTCGTATTCCATCAAATAGGCGGTGCGGTTTAACTGCTCACAAGCTATTAATGTGCTTCCGGAACCACCGAACAAATCAATTACTTTTTCACCTTCCTTGCTGCTGTTCTTTATTAGTTTCCCCACAAGCTTAACAGGCTTCATTGTTGGATGTAAATCGTTGATCGCTGGTTTATCTTCATGTATAACGGTCGTGGCTGTCTTGTCTGCCTGCATCTGCAGGACTAAGTTTATAAGTTCTTCTTTCTTCATCTTCTTAGGGTCTGCCGGTGCATCCTCAAAGACTGTTGACTGTGTTCTATCATCTATAAAATAATGTGCCGCGCCGTCTTTCCATCCGTAAAGACAGGGCTCGTGCTTCCAGTGGTAGTCGCTTCTGCCTATCACAAAAACATTCTTTACCCAGGTTAACTGCTGTCTGATCCTTAAACCTGCATCCTCTAGTTCTTCCCAAAATGCCGGCGTTTGCATTGCTGCGTGAAAAACATAAAAGACGCCGCCTGGTTTTAATGTTCCGTAAAGGTTAGAAAAAGCTTTGTTTAAAAACTCCCTGAATGATGCATCAGTCATTTTATCGTTTTCAATCCCTGTTCTAACGTCTTCTTTTACTCTCTTGCAAGGCCTCCACTTCTCTAAGTCCTTTTCTTTTTCTGCATAGTCTACGTTGTAAGGCGGGTCTGTCACACAAAGGTCCATTTTTTCGCCTCTTATAAGTCTTTCAACGTCTGCCGGGTCTGTACTGTCTCCGCACATTATTCTATGCCTGCCGAGCCTGTATATCTGCCCTCTTTTGCTCTTTGGTTCTTCCGGTGGTTCTTCGTTGTAGTTATCTTCTTCCGGCTCTTTTTCTTCTTCCGGTTCTAGGTCTAACGTTTCAAACCCTAGCGCTTCAAGGTCAATGTTTAGTATTTCGCCCATCTCTAAATTTAACAGGTCAAAGTTCCATGTTGCTTTTTCTGCTACTTTGTTGTCTGCAAGTCTAAAGGCTTTTATCTGTTCTGGTGTCAAGTCGTCAGCTATGATGCAGGGAACTGCTTTTATTTTTAATTTCTTTGCGGCTTTATATCTTGTATGGCCTGCAACTATTACATTTTCTTTGTCAATTACGATCGGAACTTTAAACCCAAACTGCTTAATACTTTCTGCTACGTATTTCACCGCTTCGTCGTTGTTTCTTGGGTTGTTCTCGTATGGCTTTAATTCTTTTAAATCTTTTTCTATTATCTGCATTTTTGTACCTCATTTAATTATTTCTTTACAGGCTTCTTCTTCCTGATCCATCAGCTCACGTGCTTTGTCAAATTCAAAAAGCTTATCAACATCAACGCCGCTAATTTTGTAAAATTCTTCAGAATAACGTATTGCATCTTCTTCGTTTTGTCTTGCGGTGCGCGGGATTCCGTCGTCATACTTACCGAGCATTATTCCAAACTTACCGATAAAGTTAGTAATTCTTGCCTTGCTCCAGTAATAATCTTCCCTTAAAACTCTTGCAGCCATTACTACAAATTTTTCACCCATTGCTGTTACATTTCTTCTTGCTCTGCTCTGATATAGTTTAGCAAAAGCAAAATCCCTTTCTTTCTCCGCGTTAATCTTTGCAGCTTCTGCCTGCTCCTTTAGACTTGGCTCTACCCCGCCTTCAAGTTCCATGATGTCACGTTCTATGTCCTCAAGCAGCTTTATTTCGTTAAGATGTGCAAAAGCTGGCTTTAACTGTCTTTTCCTTACCTCAATCACATTTAAGAGTAGTGTGCGACTCACTAATGCTTTATTATTCATTCAAACCCCCTTTATTTTTCAAATCTATTCTTTACCTTTTCCCAGGCTTCGTCAAAGTCTTTCGCTTCCTCAATTGTGTATGTATTTACTATCAAATTTAAAAATATAAAAATGTTTCCAAATTGCTTGTATGTGTACGCATAACCTTCTATCTTCTTAAACTTTCCGCTTTTGATGATGTTATATGCGTTTTGGATTATCAAGGTTTCATTCAATTCCTTCCCCACTTTCCTCTCCTTTCTTGCCGTAAAAATAATTGTAAAGTTTGTCAAGTTCCGCGTTTATCTGCTTTGTTGTGATTTGCTGGTGTCTTCCGTCGCAAAACGTTGTAAATCTGTCCTCGTGTTCTTCATGTTCTTTTAAAACGTGGTCTATAACTGCAAACGCTGGCTTTGAAAGACGCGGCTTATTTTCTGCATTCAAATGTACTACTTTTTCGCTAAGTTCCTCACTTATGATGTGCTTCACACTCTTAAAAATAGTCTTTTCATCCTCTGTAAGCTCTTTTTCTTCCGCCAGCTCTATATCTCCGATATAATTTTCAATCCTTGCCAGGATTCTGCACTTTGTTTTTGTAAGTTCGTTCATTTTTTTGCCTCACTTTCCATCTTTACTATATACACTAACCCCTCACGATATCCCATCTCTGATATATCATCTTTGTATTTCTCGTATTCCTCTGGTATATTGTCATAGCCAAAACCGCACTCAATAGCCCATTCAGCAAGCAAATTCAATGCTTTATCTGTCTTTGATTCCTGTTCTAATTCCTTGATAATCGTTTCAGTCACATCATCCTGTATCCTATGGCT